TAATGGTGCAGGTATTACAATTGATGGTGCCAATAAATCTTTAATTTGGGACCATGATGATTCAAACTTCTTATTTGATGCAAGAGTAAGTTCATCAGTTGGATTTGTTGGAGATGGTAGTGGATTGACGGGTGTAACTGCAAATTCAGTTGCATTTAATAATATAACAAGTAAACCAACTTTATTAAGTGGTTCAAAACAAATAACTGATTTCGGATTTATAAGTGGTTCGGATTTAGATAGATTACACTTATATACTGCATCTGCAGATATTAGATTAAGTAACTTAGAAACAACTACTGCATCTTTAGATAGTAGATTAGATGTAGAAGAAGGTAAAAGTACAACTATTGAAACAGTAACTTCATCTTTTGATGGTAGATTAACAAATATAGAATCTACAACTTCATCATTGGATGGTAGATTGGATAATGTAGAATCTACAACTTCTTCATTAGATACTAGATTAACTCGTGAGGAATCGAAAAGTACAACACTTGAAGGTGTAACTTCTTCACTAGATTCTAGGTTAGACATTGAAGAAGCAAAAAGTACAACACTTGAAGGTGTAACTTCTTCACTTGATTCAAGATTAGATAATGTAGAAAGTACTACATCCTCATTTAGTGGTAGATTAACTAATTTAGAATCAACTACATCATCTTTGGATAGTAGATTGGATAATGTTGAAACTATTACATCTTCATTTGACCAAAGATTAGGTAGATTACAATTAGAAACTGCTTCAATTGATACTAGAATAGATGGTATTGATACAATAACCGCATCATTTGATAGTAGATTAGACCAAGTAGAAACATTTACAGGTTCACAAGATAATAAATTTACAAATATACATCTAACAACTCAATCTTTAGATAGTAGATTAGATAACGTAGAAACTACAACTTCTTCACTTGTAAGTAGAGTAGACCAATTAACAACATTCACTGGTTCAGTTGGAACTGCTGCGTTCTTCAACGTAACAAGTTCTATTTTCAACGATACAACTGTTGTACCAACTGCAGCTGCAGTAAACGATGCAATCGTATCTTCTGGTGGTGGTGATGTTACATCGGTTGGTGCAGGTTTAGGTTTAAGTGGAGGTGGTGTAAGTGGTGATTTAACTTTAGCGTTAAATACTGGTTCATCACACTTTATAAATGCAGTTACTGCCAATGCAGGTGCTACCGATATTTCTTCATTGAATTCATATACTGCATCAAACGATACAACAAATTCAGGTCAAGATACAAGATTGAATCAACTAGCAGCAGCAACTGGTTCATACTTAACTTCACATCCAAGTATAAGTGCAGGTTCAAATATATCACAAGATAATTCTAATGGTACTGTAATACAAGATTTAACAATTACATTAGATTCTAATGGTCATGTAACTAGTTCAACTGCAACAACTGTTGATTTAGATGGAAGATATTATACAGAAACAGAATCAGATACATTGTTTACTAAAAAATTAGGACAAGGTATAATCTCTGGTTCACAACAGGTAATCGATTTTGTTGTAGCTTCTGATTTAGATATGGGAGGAAATAAAGTTCTCTTTGGGAATGTTTATTCTACTGAAGGAGATTTACCAAACGCATCAACTTATCATGGTATGTTCGCTCATGTTCATGGAACTGGTAAAGGATATTTTGCACATGGAGGTAATTGGATAAAACTTATAGATGAATCAAGTTCAAGTACTTCTAACTTATCAGAAGGTTCTAATCTATATTATACAGATGCAAGAGTAAAAACTAAATTAACTGCTGAAACCGTAATAAGTGGTTCTGGTCAAGTAGTACTACAAAGTGCAGATAAGACAGGATTTACAGGTGCTAGTTCTATCACAACTGTTGGTACTATTGGAACTGGTACTTGGCAAGGTACAGTAATTGACAAAACATATTTAGATGATGAGGTTTATAATACATCATTAAATTCATATACTGCATCTAATAATGTTGATATTACAAACTTAGAATCATTTACATCATCTGTTGAAACTGCAATTGCATTAGATTCAAGTAATGTAACAATTCTTGGTAACTTAACAGTTCAAGGTTCAACAACTGAACTTGATGTAACTAACCTTAATGTTGCAGATAAAAATATTCTAATAGCAAGTGGGGCAGCTGATTCAGCAGCAGCTGATGGTGCTGGTATTACAATTGGTGGTGCCAATGAAACTTTAACATGGGTTCATTCAGATTCAAGATTCTCATTCTCAGATGATTTGCATGTTGTTGGTAATATAACACTAAGTGGAACAGTAGATGGAATCGATATTTCAGCAATAGATACTGATGATGTTTCTGAAGCAACAAATAAGTATTATACAGATGCAAGAGTAAAAACTAAGTTAGATGCAGAAACAGTAGTTAGTGGTTCATCACAAGTATTAGGTATTTTAAGTTCATTAAACACCTACACATCTTCTAATGATACAACTAATAACACACAAACAGATAGATTAAATCAATTATCCACAGAAACAGGTTCAATTACTACTGAACAAGCTTTACAAGATACTAGATTAAACCAACTTGCAGCTGCAACATCCTCATATTTAACTTCTGTTGATATTTCATCTGATACAAATTTAGCAGTTTCTGATACTAATGAAGTTAATATGATATTAACTGGAGATACTCTCTCTGCTGAACTAATTGGTGGAGTAGTAAGTGGTTCATCACAAATAACTATCGGTGGAGATGCAACTGGTAGTGCTAATGATATTAATGTAATTGCTATAAATGGAGTTGCTATTAGTAATGCTGAAGCATCTCAATTGGCAAATATAAATTCAGTAACAATATCAAATACTCAATGGGGTTACTTAGGTTCATCTAATCAAGGAATTGCAACAAGTGATAATGTACAATTTGCTAAAGTTGGTGTAGGTGGAGCAAGTGATGCAACATACGAATTAAAAGTAACGGGTGATGTTGGGGCAACGGGAGATATTGTTGCATACATCTCATCTGATAAAAGATTAAAAGATAACATTCAACCAATCGAAGGGGCTTTAGATAAAGTTTCTCAAATAAGTGGTAACACTTTTGATTGGAATGAAGAGAAACAGAATATTTATAAAGGTAAGGATTATGGGGTAATTGCTCAAGAAATTCAAGAAGTAATGCCAGAACTTGTAGATACAAGGGATAATGGTTACCTTGCAGTAAAATATGACAAAATTGTTCCTTTACTGATTGAATCAATTAAAGAATTGAAAAAAGAAATCGAGGAACTAAAATCTAAATAGAATTTTAGTTAAATGGCACAGACAATAAAATTAAAACGTTCTTCAACCGAAGGTAAAGTACCCTCTACTTCACAACTTGCCTTAGGCGAAATAGCAATAAACACATACGATGGTAGAATATTCTTTGAAAAGAACGATGGTTCTGCTACCATACAACATATAGTAACTACCGATTCCATTACAACTGGTTCAATTTCTATTATAGGAAATTTAACAGTAGATGATATTACTATTGATGGTTCTACAATTTCAGATGCTGGTGATTTTATTTTAGATGTAGGTGGAGATATTACATTAGATGCCGATGATGCAGATGTACTTCTTAAAGATAATGGTATTGAATATGGTAGATTTAAAAGAGATAACTCAAATTTCATAATTAAATCATCAACGAATGATAAAGATATTATATTCAGAGGAGTTGATAATACTGTAACCATAGATGCCCTTACCTTAGATATGTCTAATGGAGGTTCAGCAACATTCACAGATGATATCGATTTTGGTGGTAAGATTACTCAAACTGGTACAGGTGCTAATACACTTGCAGGTAGATTAGATGTAGATAATACAACTCAATCAACAAGTAAAACGACTGGGGCATTAGTTGTAGATGGTGGTGTTGGTATAGTAAAAACACTTAATGTTGGTGAAGATGTTGTTGCATACGCTTCTTCAGATGAAAGATATAAAGATAATGTTACACCAATCGAAAATCCAAACGAAAAACTAAAACAAATCGGTGGATATACTTTTGATTGGAATGATAAACACGAAGTATTCAAAGGCCAACACGATGTTGGTGTAATTGCACAAGAAATAGAAAAAGTATTACCAGAGATTGTAGAAACAAGAGAAAGTGGATATAAAGCGGTAAAATACGAAAAGATAGTAGCCCTACTCATTGAATCAAACAAAGAACTTCTTAAAAGAGTAGAAGAGTTAGAATCAAAAATCAAATAAATGTACGATATTTATTACACAACTGGCGGTGGTCCTTATACCAACGCAGGTTCTGATAAATGGGTAAATGATTGGTTAGAATTAATTGTACCAAACTTAAAAGTAAAACCCATACTTCTTATTCATAGAAATAAACCAAATAATTTTGATGAAATTGGATATCAATTTCCAATCGAAACTTATTGGCATGGAGATGATATAGAAAAGTTTGAAGAACTTTGTAATGGTGCCAGAAGAATCAATATACTTCATGGACATTATACACCAATGAAATGTATTATAGATAATAAAGATAAGATACATTCAAACATACTACATAATTCAGTAGACCATATACTAAAATCAACAATGGGAACAGATTCAAGAGTTGTTCATGCACCATATATGGATTCTACATGGGAAAAGGAAGTTGTTGAATATAGTAAACATAATATATGGGTTGGATTATTTGATATTCCCATATCTGATAAAACAATTACCAATCACTATGAGTTTAAAAGGAATTGGGAGTTATCAGAATCGAATACAATAGGATTCTGTGCAAGACCAGAAGGAAGAAAGAATGTACATTTTTTAGATGGGTTAAAATCATTTATGTTTACAGAGGCATTAGAAACAATGTATTTTTGGAAAGGTGGACAAAAACTAGATTTGAGTAAATCCAAAATATATCATTACAATTCTGAGTTTAAAGATACATTTTATAAAAAAGATTGGGGAGTATCTCATTCATGTTTCTTATATGAACCATTTGGATATGGTATATTTGAAGCAGTAGATTATGGAAAACTTCCAATTTTACATGAAACTTGGTGTAAAGATTTTGATTATCCTTATCGTGCATCGTTTAAAAACGATTTTAATGATATTTATAACAAGATATGTGAAACACCATATAAAACGAAATTAGAGTGGTTTAGGAAACTAAAATCATATATGATAGAAAACTATTCTGATAAAAATAAATGGATATCATCGTTAGTTGATATTTATAATATATAGGAAAACATTATGCCATCATTATCATCAGGAGATACTTTAAGTTTAAAACAATTAGGAACAGCAGTTAGAACAACATCAACTGGTAGTGGTGTTTCATTAAATGCCATTCAAACAAGTATTGATGCAACATTAGATGGTGTAACAAGACAACTTTCAGATTTTGCTGGAGATTCTGTTGATGGTATCTCTGGTTTTACATATGTAGTAGAAAATACATCAGAAACATATAGATTAAACTTTAGTGGTACTGGTTCAAGATTTACAGATGGAATAGCAGACCAACCCACCAACTTTAAATGGAGTGTACCTGCTGGAAGTAACTTGAGTGTAAGTGAAAACGCTGGTGAAACTGCAGTATTTGCTGCTAGTGAAATGTCAAACGCGGGAACACAAACTGAATTACAAACAGTTGCAACACACACAGTAAGGGTTGTATTTGATGATACCTTCAACGGTCATATGAGTAACTTTGGTTCTAATAGAGATAAAACTGTTTATTCTGTTGATTCATATGATAACAACGCATCTGCTTTATGTTTAACTGCTGATTCACCAATCACAAAATGGGATGGTAGTATTGTAGAAGTTGGGGATTTAGAAGAAGGAGATGAGTTAGTAGGATATAATCCAAATAACCTAAACCTAGATTCAGATGAAGATTTCTTTGAATGGAATGCAAGAGATGTACTAGGTGAATTCGAAAAAGTAAAGGTAAAAGATATTATTTATTCATTCGCATCATCATATTATAATATTAATGATGGTGAAATAACTGCAACATCTGAACACCCAATGTTAGTTTGGGATAAAGCTGATTCAATTTATAGATTCAAAGAAATGTTTAGATTACAAGTAGGAGATAGATTGATTAAAGCAGCAGGTGGAATAAAAGATGGTTTAGTTGAGGTAAATGTAGATAAAATTGAAATAGTAAAGGAAAGTGTAGAAATCGTATCAATAAATGTAGAAGAAGTAGATACCTATTTAGTAAATGGATATGTAACTCACAACAAAGGTGGTAATTCACATACAGATATAGCCGCACCAAGTGCAGTGACTGGGTTGGCTTATAATAGTCCAACACTTAGTTGGACAGCTTATAGTGGTGCAACTGCTTATGATTTCCAAGTATCTACCGCAAGTAACTTTAGTAGTACTGAGGCAAATGAAACAGAATGGAATCAAAACTCAGCTGAATTGCAACAAGGATATAGTTTGGTTGCTGGTAATACATACTATGCTAGGGTTAGAGCTATAAAAAGTGGATTGGCAGGGGCTTATTCAAGTACTTTAACATTTACAGCTTAAAATTAGCGTTTGAGAAAAAAACTTATATTTATATATACACAATAAACATTTTAAATTATATATCAAAATGGCTGAAATAAAGTTTACAGAAGAAGAACTAGGGAAAATTAATAACCTTAGACAACAAATTGGTCAATCTTTTGCACAATTAGGACAACTTCATTTAGAAAAGAAGAGAAGAGTACAAGAGGTTGAAACAGAGTTAGGATTGGTAGAAGCCAATTATAACAAATTAGTGGTAGATGAACAAGAATTATTCACAACACTAAATAAAAAATACGGAGATGGTAATTTTGACCCCCAAACGGGTGTATTTACACCATCTGAAGAAAAAACTACTGAACTCGTAGAAAGCGAGAAGTAATTTTTGTGTTTTAGAATTATTTAATAATACTTATATGTGTATCATTACACAAACTTGATAATAGGAGTAAAATAAAATGGCAGAAAAAATAGTATCACCTGGTGTATTTACAAGAGAAAATGACCTATCTTTCCTTTCACAAGGAATTGGAGAAATAGGAGCAGCAATCATAGGACCAACACATAAAGGACCTGCGTTTGTACCTACTGTAATAAACACACAATCAGATTTCAATGAAATCTTCGGTACACCTGATGGGTCAAACTATACAGGATATACCGTACAAAATTATTTAAGAGAAGCAGGAACAGTAACAGTAGTAAGAGTTGGTCACTTAGGTGGTTATACTCAAACTAATGGTATTGCCCTTAAAATTAGTGGTTCTGATGGAGGAATCGTTGTAGCTGGAACACTATTCAATTCAAGTGGTTCAGATGCTTCAGTTGGGTTTAACCTAAATGGTTCAGCTTCAATTGATTCACAACAATCTGCATCGGCATTTTCATTAAGTGGTTCATTTGGAGAAATATCTTCTTCAGTATTGTACACTGCAGGAAATGATATCGCTGATGTATTTGGAGAATCACCATATGGTTCAAAAACAGCTTATTCATATAACTGGTTCCAATCAGCTTCATATGACCAAAGAACATATATCTCTGATAGTGGTTCTCAAGTAATTGCAGAACAACTACCGGCTCAATTGTTTACAAACGATGTACAACATGCTACTACTCCATATATCGTTTCTCAATTGATTTCTGGAGAAAGACATAACTTGTTTAGATTCCATACTTTAGGTGATGGTACATACACGAATCAACAAGTATTAATTTCTATATTCAATGTAAAAGAAGCTGGTTCTTCTAATGCTACTGATTATGCTACATTCTCAATTGCAGTTAGAAAATTTGGTGATACTGATAAAAGAAAATCAGTACTAGAAACATTTAACAATGTAAACCTAGACCCTGCTTCACCTCAGTATATTTCAAAAGTAATCGGAGATAGAAACGTATCAATCGATGCTAATGGAAAACAAACTGATAGTGGTGATTATAGAAATAACTCAAAATATATTAGAGTAGACGTAAATAGTGGATTCCCTGTCACTGCTGGACCGTTTGGTCATGGTGCATACACTAATCCAATTAAACTTACAACTGAAACAGAATTATCTGCAGTTAAGTTTAAAACTAACTCTGACTCTAACAATTCATCTAACAAACTAAACTACTCAGGTATCGATTTAGAAACTGCAGTAGTAAAGAAAGATAACCTTAATTATCTTGCTCCTCTACCAACAAACGCTGGTGAAGGTTCAAATGCTGTATTTGCATTTGATAGTACATTATCATATGAACTGACTGGTTCAACTGATTCTAGTGCTAAGGCAATCGATGTTGCTAAGAGACAATTCTCAGTAGCATTTCAAGGTGGGTTTGATGGATGTGCACCAACAATATCTCCTTACTTAGGAGGAACGATATCTGCTGGTAACTCTCAAGGATTTAACTTATCTAGTTCAACTGCAAGTGGTTCAGTTGCTTATGTAAAAGCAATCAACGCAGTATCTAATCCAGATGATTTCGATATCAACTTGGTATCTGCACCTGGTGTTGTAAGAAGATTACACTCTTATGTATTTGATAAGATTGTAGATATGGTAGAAGCTAGACAAGATGCATTCTTTATCGGTGATGTAACTGCCCAAGATGATAGTATAGGACAGGTAGTAACACAAGCTGAGGCAATCGATTCTAATTATGTAGGTACATATTACCCGTGGGTCAAAACAATTGATGGAAATACTAACAAATTAACGGCAGTTCCCCCATCAACATTACTACCTGGTATTTATGCTGCAAATGATAGAGTTGCTGCTGAGTGGTTTGCACCAGCTGGTTTAAACAGAGGTGGTATCGTAGGTGCTGTTTCTGTACTAAACAGATTAACACATGCTGAGAGAGATACTTTATATGAAGGAAAAGTTAACCCAATTGCTCAGTTCCCAGGCGAAGGAATTGTTGCTTTCGGACAAAAAACTTTACAAGATAAGGCATCAGCTTTAGATAGAATCAACGTAAGAAGATTGTTAATCAAAGTTAAGAAGTTTGTTGCAAGTACTTCGAGATACTTAGTATTCGAACAAAATACGGCACAAACAAGAAGTAGATTTATTAACACAGTACAACCTTATTTAGAAGGAGTACAACAAAGACAAGGGTTATATGCATTTAGAGTTGTAATGGATGAAACTAACAACACTCCAGATGTAATCGATAGAAACGTTTTAGCAGGTCAAATATTTTTACAACCTACAAAAACGGCTGAATTCATTGTAATTGATTTCAACATTCTACCGACTGGGGCATCATTCTCAGCTTAATTAAATGAAAAAATAGAAACTATATATTTATATTAGTAATAGGAGATAAACAAAAATGGCAGAAGTATTAGAATTTAACGATATGTTTTATACCAACTTCGAACCGAAGATGAAAAATAGATTCATCATGGAAATCGATGGTATCCCTTCATATCTTATCAAAACAGCTAACAGACCTTCAATTCAGTTTGAGGTTGTAACTCTTGACCACATTAACGTTAAGAGAAAACTTAAAGGAAAAGGTGAGTGGCAAGATGTAGAAATAACATTATATGACCCAATTGTACCAAGTGGTGCACAATCTGTAATGGAATGGGTAAGAACATCTCACGAATCCCTAACAGGTAGAGATGGATATGCTGATTTCTACAAAAAAGATATCAACTTTTATATGTTAGGACCTGTTGGTGATAAGATTGAACAATGGACTCTAAAAGGTGCATTTATCAACAACGCAGTGTTTAATGATGTTGACTGGAGTTCAAATGACCCGGCTGAAATCTCACTAACACTATCTTATGATTACGCAATCCTAGAATTCTAATACTAATAATATATTGAAGGAAGAAGGTTCTCTTAGTGAGAACCTTTTTTTATGTCCAATTTCTAACTTTTTAATTTTTATATATTTATATACAAACAAATAAATTAACGTTATGGCAAAATACGAATTTCCAACAGAGGTTATTGAACTCCCATCTAAAGGGAAAGTTTATCCTCAAGACAACCCATTATCAAAGGGTAGAGTAGAAATCAAGTATATGACTGCTAAAGAGGAGGATATACTTGCTTCACAAAATTTGATAAGAAAGGGGGTGGTGCTCGATAAGTTGTTTGAATCAGTAGTTGTTGATAAGGATATTGATATTAATGATATTGTAGTAGGTGATAAGAATGCAATTCTTCTCGCTACTCGTATTCTTGGATATGGTGCTGAATATAAAGTAGAAATTACTGACCCATTTACAGGCGAACAACAACCAACTACAATAGATTTATCTAAAATTCAAACAAAAGAAGTAGATGAATCAATACTAACTTCAAGTAATTTGTACGAATTCGAGTTACCAAAAGCAAAAAAGAAAATTAAGTTTAAATTACTTACACATAAAGATGAAACTGATATCAATGCAGAAATTGCTGCATTACAAAGATTACAAAAAGGAAAATCAGACGTAAGTAATGATGTTACAACTAGATTAAAATATATGATACAAGAGGTTGATGGGAATCAAGATAGAGGATTCATCAATACATTTGTACTAAATGGCTTATTGGCTTTGGATACAAGGGCATTACGAGCTTATGTTAAACAATTAAGTCCAGATATGGACATGAAGTTCAATTTCGTATCGAACATCACGGGTGAAGAGGAGGCTCTCGATATCCCCTTTGGGGTATCGTTTTTTTACCCTTCCGAATGACTATAGTATCCAGCTCCATGGTCAAATATGGGAGATGGTTAACTATGGTAATGGGTTTACTTGGAATGATGTTTACTTCATGCCTATCCATTGGAGAAGGTTCTACTTCAAGAAATTAGTAGATGCCAAGAAAAAGGAAAAAGAAGAATACGAAAAATCCTCTAAGAAATCAAGAGGACCAAATGTAAGAGTGAGGAAGTAAATTTCCTCACTTTTTTTATGCTCTATATTTATATAAGAAGAATTACATAGGAGAAACATATGTCAAAAGAAAAAACAAACGAAGGATTATTTGGTACTGCCAAAAAGTTTAGTGATTCATTCTTTAATGGATTACAAAAAAACACCCATGATAAGTTTATTCAGAGGGCTAGAAAAGCTGGTACTCCAAAAGTATTAACTGATAAAATGGAGAAAATCAGAAAAGAAAAAGCTGAACTCGATGCACTTATCAAAAAATATTCTAAATAAGGAGTATAAATGGCTGACGAAAGAAGTAGATTAGAGTTCCTAAAACAAATAGAGAACGCAGAGGCACGAATCAAACGTGCAAAAGATTCTACTGTCTTAAGCCAAATAAAAATAAATAAATACATTGATGAACAGAAGGCAAAAATAGTTGCCCTGGCAAAAGAGTTAAAGAAAGCTAATCAAGATACTCTTAACGAATATTCTAGTATGGAACAAAGTATAGGTTCTATATCAGGTGCGTATGGTAAACTTAGAGATAATCAAAAAGCAGCATTAGATTTAGCAGCAGGTGATGATAGGTTTACTGGTAAAAAATTACAATCACTACAAAAAGTTCAAGATTACAATCAACAAATATCTCAATTAGGAAGAGATGATATTCATCAAAAAGCAGCATTGTTGAGTATGCGTGATGAAGAAATGGCTAAGATTGGTGAAGGTATTCATGGTAATACTAAAATCTTACAAACTCTTAAAGACCAAAATTCATTAGCAGAAGATTATTCTAACCTCACCGATTTCCAAAAATCACAAATGGAAAATACCCATAAGGTATTAGAAGGTATAAAGGGTAGTATAAGTGGAGTATTGGATGTATTCAGTACACTTACATCAGGCCCATTGGGTATGTTAGGTACTGGTCTTATTGGAGCTGGATTTGCAATTGAGGCATTAGGAAAATCTGCTAAACAACTAGGAACATTCTTTACAGAATCTACAATGTCCGCAACAGTATTAGGACTTGTATTTGAAGATGCATTGGAAGTTGCCAAAGGATTGGCAAATGAAATGGGTGGTGTTGAAAATGCAACATTTGGTGCTCAACTTAAAACAAATTTACTAGCAACCAACTTAGGAATAGGTGGTGGTGAAGCAGCAAAATTAGTTGGAACATTTGCTAGATTAGGTGATGGAACAGCAGCCGCAGGTGCTGATATGTTATCACTTGTTAAATCTGCATCGATTGCAAATGGTGTAATTCCTGCTGCAGTTGCGGGAGATTTAGCAGCAAATACTGAAAAGTTTGCTGAGTATGGTAAAGATGGTGGAAAGAATATGGTTGAAGCTGCAATTGCGGCTAAGAAACTCGGTTTAGAAATGTCATCATTAACAAACGTTACTGATGGATTATTAGATATAGAAAACTCCCTAACATCAGAGCTCGAATTAGGAGCAATGTTAGGTAAAAATATTAACTTCGAAGCAGCAAGAAGATTAGCATATGAAGGAGAGATAGGTTCAGCAGTTAAATCAGCAATAGAACAATTAGGTGGTGTTGAAGAATTTAACAAAATGGATATCTATCAGAAGAGAGAAGCTGCAAAGGCCTTAGGTGTTTCAGTAGAAGAACTTCAGAAGATGACATCCAATATGGATAAGTTAAACGCTGATGGTTCTATACAACAATCTCAGTTTGATATGATGAAAGAATCATTATCTGCAATTGCCAAAGGACCATTAGGTAATATGGTAAAAGGATTAGGTTCAGCTGCAGTTGCGGCTGGTCAAATGGGATTCAATGTTGCCGGAACTGCCAAACAACTTAAAAATAAGGTATTTGAAAAAGTAGGTTCACTATTTGGTGGTGGAGCACCTGCTTCTGGTAAAACACCATCTGTTGCAAAAACCCCAAAAGTTCCAAAAGGTGGTGGAGATGCAATCGGTGGAAAAGGAAGTATAACACAATCACTTGGTAAAATAAACATGAGTGCGGTACTAAAAGGAGCAGCGGCTTTATTAATAGTTGCAGCTGCAGTATTCGTGTTTGGTAAAGCAGTTCAAGAATTTATGAAAGTTAGTTGGAGTGCAGTTGGAATGGCGGTAGTATCTATGTTGGCTCTAGTTGGTTCAGTTGCTTTATTAGGTGCTATTATGAGTAGTGGAGTTGGAGCAGTTGCAATTCTTGCAGGTGCAGCCGCTATGTTGATTGTTGCTGGGGCTATGTTTGTTCTCGGAAAAGCAATACAAGAAATAGCAAAAGGAGCTGGTGTTGATTTCGCAACACTTGGTACTCAGTTATTGGCATTTGGATTGGCAGTTGTACCTCTTGGATTAATGGCTCTTCCAATATTCTTTGCATCGGCGGCATTAACTACACTAGGTATTGGTTTAACTGCATTTGGTATAGGATTACGAATGATACCATTTGAAACCTTAAACTTAGTAAAAGATACACTTACTAATATAGTACCACTAACGAGTGGAATAATATCACTTGCAGCAGGAATCACCGCATTGGCTGGTTCACTTTCATTATTAGGAATAGCTGGAATTGCTGCTTTACCTGGTCTGATGGCCTTATCAATGGTAGGTGGTATTAGTATG